GGCAGGGAGCAGTCGTTCCACAAGTTCAAGAGAAATTGTGTCACTAGCGCTACTAAGATCTATCGTACAAAGATTCCCGTGACGGGAGCCTTCTTCCGCTAGAACTTGGTTAGGACGTTGATCGTCAAGATCCACGCCTACCCTCTTAAGACGATTACGTATTAAGCCACCGATCCCTTTCTGAATAAACATATTCAGATCAGGCTCAATAGCAATAACGCGATCAGTCTTAGCGTTCTTAGGTACAGTAGTAACTCTGTTCCCAGGTACGATCTCAAAGAGTTTGCTGATTTGATAATCAACATCCTTACTTTGAAACGCTTCTGGGTCCTCACCGGCAGAGCCGACCAGATGGGAAAACCATCCAGGTATGCGTTGAATTGCGCATAGGCCGAGGACAGAGCATGCCTTCGTCACATGGGGCCTCATAGCCCCGAATTTGAAGTACGAATCCCCTCTTAGGCGTGGGAGCCGGGTTGTAGATCCCGGACCAAACCCAAAGTGGTGCTCCGCTTGATTCCAGGAAAAGGAACCAAGTAATCGCGCTATTTTTCTGCTAGCTGTCCAAAGGACAGAACTAGCCGAGAATTCGGACACAAGGTCTCCCTTCTCGTAACGAGATATACGACTATTAGTCGCAGAACATTGCTCCTCAGAAACAAGGAACTTTTCAAGAGCAACCGCTTCGCGATCGATATTGATGTTCAAAGCTGGAAACTTTGACATCATTTCAACCACGAGATAGTCGTCTCTAAAGCTACTTGGGTTATCGTAATCGTCAGCTTTCACTGACAACTGAAGATAATCGTCGTGCTTCCCAGCGATAAGCTGGTAGGCAGCTTTTCTACCGAGTTCAGTACCTAAGCCTAAGAAGGCGTCGGATACTGTCGCAAATGCCGCACTTTCGTAGTGACGGTACATCCCCGATATTCGGGGTATGCGACGAGTGTTTCTCATTGGATACTCCATTGTGAGATTGAGCGACGAACGGAAATCGAGTAGAGAGTGGAACCCTCTGCGCGATAACCGGCCTCAACCGAAGGGTTGGGGCATCACTTCTACGCTTCATAGTTTGTTTAAGACTATGAAGTTTTAACCGTAGGAAGGTTCGAGGTTTTCGACCGCCGCAATAAACGGCGCCGAAGCCACGAGATCCTTCAAACGGAGGTAGAAGTCCGTACGCTCGGCATTCGTCGAGCTGGCCGGGAGCCAAACGCTGATTTGAGCAGTCGATTTTCGCAACTGCTGACCAGCGCAGGCACACGTGTCATCTTCCGTCGCAACGACAGGCAGGTCCAGAGTGAACAAACACCGGACCACATCGCCCTTACCGGAATCGGCAAGCCGC